ATGGAACTACTACTTGACCCTGATATTAATATCTTATCCTTATCATCTAGTGCCGGATATGGTAAAACCCATATTGCTGTAGCGGGAGCCTTACATAGCGTTCTTCAAAAGAAATTATTCAAAAAGATTTATGTATTTAAAACCGTAGAGGATATTGGTCCATCAATCGGATTCCTGCCCGGTTCATTACAAGAAAAAATTGATCCATATATGAAATATATCAAGACAATGTTCCAGAAACTTCATGAAGGGCGCAAGGGCAATAATGATTTATTCTTAGAAGATGGAGAACTTAACCCTAAATATGTAGAAGTTTTGCCCCTCACCTATATTCGGGGAATGAATATTGATGATGCTTACGTTATTATTGATGAAGCACAGAATATATCCAGACTCCAAATGCGCTCCTTGCTTACTCGTATGGGTGATAATGTGAAAGTTATCCTTTGTGGTGACCCAAACCAAGTAGATAATCCTAATCTAAACTCCCAAAACAACGGTCTGAATTGGTGTGTTAGGTTATTTAAGGGAGAAAAGAACTACGGCCATATTACCCTTGGTGGCAGTAAAAGCCGAGGTCCAATTTGTGATTTAGTACATAAAAAAGGATTATAAATTGAAAAAATAATAAAAATAACAAAAAAGACTTGACTTTTTAATAAAAAAACTGTATAATCTGACAAATTATGCAGTTTTTCTATTTTATTTATAAATTTTAAACAAAGGAAAAAGAGAAAGTGGACCAAAATAAAACAGATATAATGGCTTTTGACGAAAGGCTAAATAAATTAGATGCAATGTCAGACGATGAGTTGCAGAATTATCAATTTGCTCTCGTAAGAAATCCCGGTAGACCGGACGAATATCCTGCCGACCTGAGAACCTTTGGAACTCCTAACTATTACAACAATATGTCAGTTAGGGAACTTCAAGAGGCTCTTTGGCTTGAGTTTAACAACAATCCCTTACTCAATTCCTCTGTCCGAGACTATGTAGGAAGAATGTGTGGACAGGGCTTTGAAACCTATTCTGAGATTCCACAGATTCAGGAAAAGATTGACGAGATTTATTACGACTATCGAAATCGTCTTCATACAATGCTTCCTAAATATATTGGGAGAAGTAATGTAGAGGGTGAACTGTTTGTTGTATTGACTGTTCATACTGATGGGTTTGTTGAAATTGATTTTCGTGATCCTTCAACACTTGACCATATTGGAACTGATGACTCTGGTATTATTTTTCATCCCACTAAGCCTTCCATGCCGATTGCGTATCAGTTTGTATATGAAGGAGAGGATAATAAACAGCATTATGAACTAATTCCTTCTATTTATGTTGCTCGTTATCCCGAACTTATTAAATATCTTGAGCAACACCCAAACTATATGGAATCCTATTTAAAACAAGCAAAGGATTCTCGTCCAAAATATAAGAATATTGGAGGGTTCAAGAAGTTTGTTGTGCAATGGGATAAGGGTTGGCTAACTACTCGTAATCTTTCTCATATTCGTACTGTATTAACATGGATGAGTTATTACAACGACCTAAAGCGATATGAGATTGAACACAAGAAGAGCAGTGGTTCATATCTTTGGGTAATTGAAGTTGAAGACCCTAAAGCATTTAGAAGTTGGCTTGCTCTGACTCCCGAACAAAAAGAGTCCACCGGAGTAATGGCAAAAAAGGATGCTGGCGGTACTTTAATGCTTCCTCCGGGCATGAAACTAAAGTCTGTTAATCCACAACTTCCTCGTATTTCTGATAGTGATACTGATATTCTTGATTTAGTCTCTGCGGGATTAAATACCACAGACGATGTAATGATGGGACGTTCAAACAGAAACAAATCAAGCCTAGATGCAACAAAAGGAACACAAACAGACAGAATTGCAGATCAGATTGCAGAACTAGAGAAATTCCTGCGATTTGATTTTTGGGGTAACATCTTATTCCTTGCCTCAAAAGTGTCTTCTTTTAAATACGAATACAAGGTTAAGAAAGCAGTAGATTTTGATAAGAATAAAGAACCTATTTTTAAGTTTAAGAAGTATACTGCTGAACATCTGGTTAATTTTACTTTCCCTGTCTCTCAAAATGCAGACCTAGAGGGAATGTCAAGGGCATTACTTGGGGTAAAGCATGGGGCATTAAATGCTTGTTTGGGGGTTCCTAATGAAGAAATTGCTCGTAGACTTGGTTTTTCGTCTTATAAGGAAATGCGACTCAAACAGGCACAGGAAAATGTAACGTATCCTGAACTCCAAATTGATGCTGACGCAGAAACCGAACAAGAGAATCAAATAGAAAACGAAGACAACACTCAGGACTCTAACAACGATAATGGTGCTAATTAAAAACCAATAAAAAAGTTTAAAAAACATCAAAATAACTATTGACTTTTCTTTCAAATATGTGTATAATATGATTTCAATAAAACACGCTCCAATTTTTTAAATAAGGAAAATAAAAATATGGCAAAGAAACTCAAACAAGTACCAAAGAACGCCTTTGCTTTCTTGTCTGATGTAACCCCCGAATGTTCTTTTGAAGAAGGTTCAGAGGATATTTCAGGTTTCAAGATGGTAGGATATAGTGGTAAGGAGATTAAAGATCACTGGTATTGGGGAAATCTGGCCTTTGATCTAAATGGTTTCAAATTTAATAAGGATAAATTCCCTGTTCTTTGGAGCCATGATTCTTTTGACATGGATAATATTCTTGGTTTCAGCACTGGCCCTTCTATCACTGATGAGGGTTTGGTTTTTACCGAACAAGATACAACTTTTGTTGATAATGAACGCACCAAGCAATTCAGGGAATACTCAAAGAAGGGTGTTCCATTTCAGGCTTCCATCCGAGGCAATCCCACAAAGATTGAATATGTGCCGGAAGGAGAATCCGTTGAAGTCAATGGTTTTCAACTCAACGGTCCCGGTCACGTTTGGAGAGAAACTGAATTAGTAGAATGTAGTGTCTGCATGTTTGGTGCTGATTCTCATACAAGTTCTAAAATGTTTACAGAGGCGGGAGAAGAGATGGTAAATCTATCTGAATCAGTATTTGTCTCTAACCCAAATGAAAATGAAAACCAAAATCAAAATAAAACGGAGATCAATATGGATTATCTAGTGTTTCGCAAAGAGCACCCCGAAGAAGCGAAGAAGTTTGCTGATCTGGTGCTTGAAGATGCCAATAAGAAGTTTGAATCTGAAAAGAAAGAACTGATTGAGGCCAATGATGAAAAGGAAAAGGCTTTCAATGAAAAGATTGAAGCCCTTGAAAATCAGGTAAAGGAATTTGAGAAGGCCGCTGTTATTGCAGAAGAAGCCGCTCGTAAGGAATTTGCTGAAAAGACTTGGAATGAGAAACTAAAGGATGCTTCTATCCCTGAACGCCTCCATGAAAAGGTTAAGGCTTTTGTTTCTGCTGAAAAGTTTGTTGGTGAAGATGGTTTCGACAAGGAAGCCTTTGAAGCCGCTGTGGTTAAGGAAATTAAGTTTTGGGCAGAAACCAAGGAAGAAGAAAAGATTCAGGGTTCTGGTTCCTTCTCCAAGAAATCTGCTGGTGAAAACGAATTTAGCGAAAAAGAAGCAGAAGAAGCCGCTGACGCTCTGCTTTCCTTCGTGCGCTAATATATAAAGGAGAATAATTATGGCTATTACTGTTGCTGATGTTGTGACCTACGGCGATACCCCACAGATTAATCGTGGTGTGCAGTACGATCAGGTTCATCTATATACTGATGGTTTCCCCAATGACGCTACCATGTTCGCGTCTATCAAGATGAAAGCCGGCTACGGTTGGATTGAGGCTGGCACTGTTGTTGCTGAAACCGCCTCTGGTGAGTTTGTGCCTTACGTGCCTACCACCTATTCCGATAACGTGGCTGTTTCCCCTCTAGTTGCTGATCATACTGCTGAGACTAATACTGTTCAGGTTTCCGAACTTGAGTCTGGCAAGTATGCTGTTGGTGATGTTCTTATTCTTGCCAACGATGATCCCGATTACCTTGATGGTGGTGCTATTACTGACATTACTGTTGCTAATGGTATTGCTACCATCACTTTCACTACTGCTTCTGGTCTGGCTGCTGATTTCACTACCGCCAAGAACGCACACATTTATGTGAAGTCTGGTGCTTCTGGTAAGTTCTCTACCGCGCTCTGCATCATTGATAAGCCAGTTGATACTGGTGTTGGTGATGATGCTCTAGGCGCACAGGCTTCCGCTGTTATTGCCAATGCCGTTATGTATGCGGCTCCTATGTTCAACCTCGATTCTGCTGCTCTCACCGCTCTAGGCGTAGTTAAGTTCAGCAATCGTGCCTATATTAAGTAAGGAGATATAAACATGAGTAAAGGAAATATCATCCCCGAACTTCACCTGAGTACTCTCCAGAAGTTCATTGAACGTAGCACCACTCCTCCCTCTATGGTGCTATCAAATATGTTCCCTGTGAACAATGCGCCTAGCGATACTATCGAGTGGGAGAGCCGTTACGGTTCTGCTGAAATGATTCCCTTCGTTGCTCGCGGTTCCCGTGGTCCTAGCTTCGGTGACGATGGTGTTGGCAAGCACTCCATGAAAGCGGCATACTTTGCTTCAGACCGCTTCTTTGGAGAGGAGTTCCTTAATAACCTCCGCAAGCCCGGTACTCGTCAAGAAAAAATGTCCGGTCAGTCTGAAATTGCCCGTGCTATGTCTCGCATGTTAAACTCTGTTGATCGTCGCAGGGAGTACATGTTCAGTAAAATGCTGTTTGACGGATCAATGTCCTATACTATCAAGGGTTCCTCTGCTGCTCCCACTTTCGCCTCTGTGTCTTGGGGTATTCCTACCTCTCACCAAGTCACTCTAGGCTCCACTTCTTATTGGTATGGTACTTCTGCTGAAACCGCTGATCGCGATGTTTTTGCTGACATTTTCGCAATGAAGAACCGCCTTGCTGACTCTCTTGAGATGGAAGTTACCTCCCTGAATATGTTCCTTAACTCTCGACTCCTACAGTCCCTTGTTAAGGATTCTGGTATTCGTGATCTGGTCCAGACTCAGAATATCTCCGAGGCCCAACTTGTGAATAACCCTGCTGGCACTATTGCTCAGATTCTCGGTGTTGGCTCTATTACTCCTTATGACGCTTCTTATACCATCACCAGTCCTCTTGCACAGGCTTACACTTCTGGCACTACCATCTACGTTACTTCCCCTGAAGACTTCGTAGTAGGTGCCGACGTATGGATTAAGAACAGTGTTGACGGCGCAGCCGGTCCTCGTGCCACTATTACTGCTGTTAACATGGCAACTGGTGCTATCACTCTTAGTGCGGCTCTTACTGGCGTTACTGGTGTTCCTTTCAAGTCTCAACTTGCTATGCGCCAGTTCTTCCTAAGCCCCAAGAAGATTGTAGCAGTTGTGCCTAATGTTGATGGTATGCCTATTGCTGAAATGATGCAAGCTCCTCATGGTAACGAAGGCATCTACGGTAAGCGTATGCGTACCAAGATGGAAGAGTATCCTGATGGTCAACGTCTGATCATGGAAGATTTATGCTTGCCGGTTTGCTACTTCCCATCTGCTGTTTATCAACTGACTGTCCATGAAGACTAATTAAAATAAAAAATGGGAGGGGCGAAACTCCCCTCCCTTATTGATAGGATTTTATTAAATGGAAGTTATTATAAATGAAGATGGAAGAACTTGCAATGTATGTGGTAAGTTTAAATCATGGGATAACTTTTATAAAAAATCAGGTGTCAGTACCGGAAGAGAAGCCAGATGTAAGGCATGTAGAAAAGAGTATTTTGATAGTAGAAAAGATTTAAAAAAAGAATATGATAAAGTCTATAATATAAGGAATAGAGACAGAAGAAGTATATTAAATAGTCAATATTATATACATCACAGGGATGAGAGATTAGAATATCACAAAGAATATCGAATAGATAATAAAGATAAAATATCATCTCGAAAAAAAGAAAGATATAATGAAAATCCAGAATTATATCGAGAAAAGGCTAGAGAATATTATAAAAATAATCCAGAGTCTTATGCAGCGCAAAGAAAAAGATATGGGGACTCCCCTGCTAATTTTAAAACCTATGGACATAGGCTACTTATTCAAGAAGACGCGCCTACAGAAACAAAAGATGGATATGTTGAAGTAAAATGTGCGCATTGTGAACGAAGATATATACCAAATACTAGAAGTGTTAGGAATAGAATTCGGGCATTAAATGAAGACAATGGAACGGAGAATAGGTTTTATTGCTCGGAAGAGTGTAAGATAGAATGTTCAGTTTATAGAAAACAAACATATCCCGAGGGATTCAAAAAGCCTCGCAAAAGAGAGTGCGGTGCTGAAATCCGCAAAATGGTATTAGAAAGAGATAATTACACCTGTCAATATTGCCATAATAAATTTGATGAAAAAGATTTAGAAGCCCATCA